GGTCATGCAAGAATGGCTATTGATAACTTAGCACTTGCAGGTAATTTAGTATTTGATGTTGATGAAACAATGCTAGTTCCTGGACAAGATATGAAAGTATTTCCTGGTAAAATATTTAGAAGACAAAGTGGTCAAACAGGACAAGCAGTACATGGATTAAAATTTCCTAATACTGCATATGAGAATTTACAAATGTTTGATAAGTTTAGACAGTTAGCTGATGAAGCAACTGGTATACCTTCATACTCTCATGGAGCAACAGGTGTACAATCTACAACTAGAACAGCATCAGGTATGTCAATGCTTATGGGTGCTGC